TGGCCTGGAAAGACCGCTTACCCGTGACGAGTACGATCAGGGGCAAGCTGTTTTAATCAAACTAAAAACCCTTTCAACCGATCTGCAGGAAATCTTCACAGGCCGCCATAAGCACCTGCTGAAAACTCAGGGCATCCACGCCGCGAATAAATACCTGGTTTATACCCTTGCCCGCAGCATTCTGCCGCGCGTTGAAGCCGTGAATGCGGCTCACGCGATGAATGTTAATGCCTCTATGAAATTCCTGTCTGAAGCTGATACTTATCACCGCCTGCCGAGCATGAGCGATAAGCCGCTGCGCCGGTTCGCTCAGGACATCGCCGGTCAGCTCAAGGAAATCTATGAGGAACGGTGCGATCAGTTGCTTGCTGAAAATGACGGTGACAACGCCATTCTTTTTGAGCTTAAAACTCAGCTCGGGTTGTACTGTGATATTGCTGGCATGTCCCGCGCTTTCAACGTCACGCCGATGTACTGGAAGAAATACTGCAAAGGTAAATTAGATACAGTTTCAGCCATCGCCGGTATGTCCCGCCTGGTTAATCCTGACTGGTGGTTAGGCCAGTTAAAAGGCCAGCGCACCCGCTGGCGTGAGTCTTTGCTTATTGCTATCGGCAAGGTAAACCGCGACGCATCTCCGTATGCCAGCAAGCAAGCGATCCGCGAAGTACGCGCGCGCCGTTTGTCGAATCTCGACTACCTCAAAAACTGCGACCTTGAAAACATTGAGACTGGCGAGCGCATCAGCCTGATCGACAAGGTGATGGCGAGTATTTCAAACCCTGAAATTCGCCGCATGGAGTTGATGAGTACGATCGCCGGCACCGAGAAGTACGCCGCTGCAAATGGTGACGTCGGGATGTTCCTGACTATCACCACACCCTCCAAATATCACCCGACGCGCATCGTAGGCAAAGGCGATAAAAAGCGCGTTCAGCGTAATCACGCATGGGACAAAGAAGCCTATACGCCGAAAGATGCACAGCGTTACTTGTGCGGGATCTGGAGCAAAATGCGCACCGCGTTCAAGGATAACGATTTGTCTGTTTACGGGATGCGGGTGGTGGAACCACACCACGACGCGACCCCGCACTGGCACATGATGTTATTCACTAAGCCCGCTATGCGTCAGCCGGTGATCGATATCATGCGTAAATACGCCATGAGAGAAGACGGCGACGAACGCGGGGCGGCTAAGAATCGCTTTGACTGCAAACATCTAAACCGTGGCGGTGCTGCGGGATACATTGCCAAATACATCGCAAAGAACATTGACGGTTACGCGCTAGAAGGCGAGCGCGACCATGAAACCGGCGAGCTGCTAACAGACGCCGCGGCTGCTGTTACTGCCTGGGCTGCTACCTGGCGGATCCCTCAATTTCGCCCTATTGGCCTGCCTACCATGGGATCATACCGTGAGTGCCGCCGCATCCGCTCAATCAGTCTTACTGAAACCTTTGATGAAGAAGTTGAGGCCGTTCGCGCTGCTGCTGATGTCGGTGACTTTATGGCGTACATGGCAGCCCAGGGCGGCGCAAATATTCCCCGCGACGAACAGACCGTGCGTGTAGCTCGCCGCGTAGCTGCTGAGCTGAACGCCTACGATGAAGAAGTGAAAAAGGTTGTTGGCATTTTCGCGCCTCACCTTGGCGATTCTCATGTTTACGAAACCCGTACAACACAATGGCGCATCGTTTCTTCTGCCGTTGACGTTGAGGTTTTGACTTTAAAAAGCGCCTCTGGCGCGCCTCGGAGTCCTGTCAATAACTGTGGGTTGGGTGGTAAGACGGTCGCCGCAAATGGGCGTGATAGTCAGGCTGGGAGTGCCTCTAACGCGTTCATTTCTGCAAGCCAACCAGTGATTGACTGGACAGACACAGCCGCCGTGAGAGCGATTGTGTCCCGTATACGCGAGGAAACGCCGAGAGCAAGCAAGGTGCAGCGCAGTTTCGACCCGACAAAAGCCCGTGATATTGCCCCGTCGGCAAGGTTGACGGCTGAAGAACGGGCGCGGTTTCCGGAAATAGAACGCATATTAATGAAAAGCAACATAACTGCGGCACGCTGGGAACTGGAAGCGTTAAGCCGTGGGGCGAGGATAAGTTTTGGTGATCAAATCATGCAATTTGAACCACTGCTAGATTGGCATCAATTCAAATAAATAGCTATTATTCGAGCTAATAAAATATGCTGCCGGAACTGCGGTGATTTCATAGCGATAATTGAAAGTACTAACTAAGGGCATTTAAGATATGAAACTAACTAATTTGCAGCGGTGGGTTGTCTTAAAAATTATGAACGGTGCAGAAACTTGGAACGGCATGTTCACACATGAAGTTAATCGAAGAGCAATAAAAGCATTCGGAGAAACCTTTCCGAATAATGAAGATGAAAAATTTTCAGCGAAAACTATCGAAGAAATGAAAACGTTTTATCGCTCTGGAATGCATGTGATGCTTTCAGTGTGGCTAACTGCTGTAACGTTATTTATTTCCGTACTAGCATTACTATTGTCTATAATCGCTCTTATTATAACTATTGTTGCGAAATGATTTTAGCCTATTTTGTAATTAACATATTGAGTAACACTAAGGCCAGTGAACTGACCTTAGTGCTATTGGTTAAGTCATACAAACTTAGCTTTTATTAGGAACAAGCTTTGTTTGCAGCTCAAGATATACCGCATCAAAAAATGGAATCATATCAATAGTATTGCTTTGTGTGTGACAAGTAATTATCGAAGGTAAACCCTCAGCTTCAAAGTAAAATTCACCACCATCACAACTAACTTTTGTTGCTATTTTCTTTTTAATTTGAACATCAAAACTATCAGTTGTAGGAATTCTTAAAAAAATATCAAAACAAACTTTACGTCCTTCTCTCGGTAACTCCCAAAAAGCCAGAGTATGTACTCTTTTCTCTTCCTCGTTATATTTTCCAACCTGAACCACTGGCTTTTTTTTACCATCAGTGTCTACAACAGTTTCGTTTGTCAAACCAAGGTACTCTTTGAGTTTGTCTTGAATTTGCCCATAAGCCCAACTCAACTTATCCCAGTATTGAGTCTCAGACGCAACCAACGTAGATACCGCACTTCTCAATTCTTCATACTTCGACATTTTAACCTCCTTTTACATTGGGAGTATCAATGTAGCATTAGGAATGAATTCTGTCGTGGACACGGCTTTCTACCTTACTGAATCTTTGGCATTTGTGAGACTAAGATATGTTTTTACGTAACAACCACTGATTTTACTGGAAATTATTTCGGTAAAATCCTATAGTACTGTATACATAAACAGTGGTTATGATTCAAAGGTGAGCAATGGATTCCTCGCATGGGCTTAAAATTGCGCTGATAAAAATCCGGCTTATGGCTGATATCTCTAGGGATGCGCAATGCAAAGCTGATGAGCTCCATATGGTAATGGAGATGATTTCTGAACTTGCTGATCGTACTTTAGATGAAGAAGTACATGGGAAAATAGCCATCAGTGAAGTCATCTATGCTGAACAGTAAATTGTTAAACGTCCGAGCACTTAACTAAAGGTTAATGCATCCATAACGTGCATGGTTTTGCATGACGTTCTATCCGCGAAAAATGGCTACTACTGCCAGTCCTGGCAAGGATCCGAGTGGATCGTGCAACTGCATTAAAAGCGACCTATAAAGCGGGCAGGCGAGGCGGGGATAGCATTGCGCGCGGAGGCGTTTGGATCCAGAAAAATGGCCCCGCCTGCGGCACGCTGGGCGATTTTTTAGGAAAATCCACGAAGAGCACATCCATATTTCGATGCTCTCAGAATGCCGCACAGGCGGTTAGGTTTGATGTGAGGTGAATGATGCGAACAGTCAGAATAGGAACCCTTTTTGTTTTCCTGGATCCAGGCGAGTCTACCCCTCGGTTTACAGACCAGGAATTTTACAGCGGTTATACCTACCTCATAAGACCGGCTGATAATGGTTTTGAAATTCTGCGGTATGAACCGAAGCGGGGCTGGTATCAAAAACCTGAGCAGCTCTTTGATACCGCTGATGTCGCCCTGAGCTATGGCTATGAGGAGCATTCGCGGGAGTGGGGGGAAATTAACGCACGGATGGAACGGCCAAAATACCAACCTGACTTTAACCAGCTAATAAATTGCTTCACCATAGGCCAAAATCTGTACAACTAGAATTAAATCTAAAGATTTCACTTAAGCCGCCGATTTTAATAAAGCACTCATTATTTTATGCTCAAAAGGCAGGCATAAAAAACCTCTCGCGTTCAAAATTCATACATAAGGAAGAGATAAGTGATAAATTTAAAAAAAGGTTTACGATTAAATTGGTTACCAATCATTCTATCACTCAGCGCTTGTGGCGGCGAAAAAGTGGACATTTCAGACTATATAATCCCCACTCAATTCAATGGAAACGTTAGAGAAGTATTAGGCAGCATCAAGTCAAACCCTGAATTAATTAATGACGCAATTCAAATAAGAGAGTACTCAAAAAATAAAATTGAATCAGACACCTATAATATAGCTAGTGATAAAATGGTGGATGAGTACAAGCTAGTTAATAGAATGCTTCATATAAAAAAATCATCCATTCATTACGAAGTGAATAAAGAGATTATTTTGGTTGTAAGCAATGTGAATAGCACTACGCCTTCTAATTATGATTTATTGAAAAAAGTTCAATTAGAAAAAGACTATAAAAATAGCAACACAGGCACTTTCGAAGAGGTCAGTAATTCAAATAATGATGATATTGACACAACAGATAGATTCAAATTAGCAAAACTGGACGAAAAAGATTGCTTGATACATACGCGTATTTATAACTACAAACGGCTATCAAAAGACCATAGCTATGCTAAGTATGAGTATGCCTATTGCAAACCATTTGGCCTAGTACAGGCCAATGTTTACGAAAAGGATGGAAGTCATACTGAGTTACTGAATTTAAGGCGTGCAGAAGCCATATGATTATTTAGCCGGTCTAGTATAAGACCGGCTAATGTCATAACTATTATGCTTGCTAATTAAGAGTGTACTGTCGAAACTTTATAATTTCATCCCCGAACCAGTCATTAAATTCTTTCATCCGTTCCTGCAATGGCGTTAACTCATTACGGACAAAGACGCTTGCCGCCTTTTCTACGTCGCCGAACCCACCGGCATTATCAGGGATGATGCCCATCATCTGCGGCGGCACACGGTGCGCGCTCAGCAGGTCGTCGCGGCTTGATTTCTTGATGTTGAAAAAATCATCTTTGGTGGCGACTTCACTCAGCGGCAAAATCTGGATCCCGTCTTTCTTTCCGTTCGGCGCATACATAAACAGGTTTCGGAAGTTGCCTAAGCCCTTACTGTCTCTCATGGCCTGCCGCATTTTATCGACGTCGGTGCTGGATTGAGACGCGTCTGTCATATAGAGAATATAGCCAGCGTGCGCGCCGTTCTGATAGTACTTGCGGCGGAACAGCGTCGCCGCTTCGTTTAGCCAGGCGGAGTTTAATGCGCTGAGGTATTCCGGCAGGCCGTACAGTTCTTGATTAATATCCGGTTCAATCAGATGAAACACCTTACCAGGTGCAAACTGGTGCGCGTCCAGTCCGGGCTGCACAAACCAGTAAGCATCTGACTCTACGCCGCGACGCGTATATTTAGAGGGGCTTGCTTTAAAGTGCAGCGGCTCCTTTAACTGATTATCAATCTGCTCAAGATACGAATTCCCAAACACCAGAAAGTCCAGGGCAAAGCGGCTAAATTCCTGCTGCGATAGCAGCGGGTGCCCCATAAACGTTGAGGCGAGAATGTTGCGTTTAACATACATCGGGCTGCTGTGGTGTACTGCTGCGCGAACGCTGCGAGCCAGTCCGTCAAAGCTGATCGGCGGCTCATACCACCGCCCGTTGCCGGTACATTCCAGGTAATCCAGAATTTCGCGACGGTCGAGCACCGGCGTCGGATCACCAAAGCTGAATACTTCCGTACCTTGCTGTGCAGGCGCTACCAGCGTTTGCGTTGTTTTACGGGGTCTGCGCTTACTCATTAATAAAACTCCAGGATGTTAGGACTTTGCCCGCCGTTGGCGGCGGTCAGCGGTTCGTTGACGAGTGCGTGCATGATTGCCCACGCGACGTCTGCGTGGCTGGCTTCTTCACTGCGGCTGGCGACGTAGGTCGCGCGGCTTCCGCTGGCGGTCATGGTTTTACGGATTGCCATAAACGAGGCGGTGATATCAGTGTGGCCGGTGTCGTACTCCAGGCGGCCTGAGTTGATAGTGTCTTTTGCTTTCAATACCAGACCGGTTTTAACTTCGGGGCTGTAGCTGATTTCTCTGGCAGCAGGAAAGAACTGCTGAACAAGCTGGAAAACGCCTTGCCCGATGCCGGTGGCATCAATGCCGATGTATTCCACGACAAACCGTTTTGTCAGGTCTTCGATACTTTTGGCCTGCGCGGCAAAGTCCATTCCTTTCCACTGGTGACGTTCCAGCACGCGAAACTTGC